CTTTAAAGCGGCTACGGACGCGAGAAAAAGCATGGTCACTTTTGAGAGGTATTGGGGGCTTAACCCTATGTCGCTGGCTAAGATAAACATACCAGCAAAGAACGTCGAACCAGAAGATGAATTTGATTTATAGCTTATGAGTGCATTAGAAACAAATAAGGTTCACAACATGGATTGGGTAGAAGGTGCTTACCTGCTGCCTGCTAAGTCCGTTAACCTAATCATTGCCGACCCTCCATACTTTGAGGTAAAGGGGGCTTTTGATTTCATTTGGGATAGTTTTGATGACTACCTAAAAGACGCTGAAAAATGGGCGAAGGCTTGCAAGCATTTACTTGCTGACAACGGAAGCCTTTTTGTTTACGGACACGCTAAAAAGATAGCCTACGTTCAAGTGATTTTTGACCGGCTGTTCAATCTGGAAAACAACCTTGTTTGGGACAAGGGTTCTTTTATGGGGCTGGAAAAGAGTGAAGGGCTAAGGAGCTTTGCGCCATGCACCGAGAGGATTTTAATGTACTCTAACGAAGTAATAAGAACGGGCCTTGAGGAAATCAAGCTAGACATAAACAACTTTAAGCCGTTGCGGGACTACTTCGAGTATTTGCAAAAGTCCTTAGCCTTGCCTAAAAAAGCCTTTTTGGATAAAGTAGGACAAGCGGCAGACCACCCATTTAGGTGGGGTTCAACCCAATGGGATATGCCCACAGAAAAAACCTACGATCAACTAATAGAGGCGTTTAGGATTGACCTACTGGACGGCTTTAGAACATACGAAGACCTGCGGCGCGAATACGAAGACCTGCGGCGCGAATACGAAGACCTCCGGCGCGAATATGAAGACCTCCGGCGACCGTTCCGCAATGAATTTTCTTTAAGAGAGGTTTTTACATTCTCTAACGAAGCAGGGAAAACCGGGGCGAAATACGATCACGACACCGTAAAGCCAGAAACATTAACCCGCGCCCTAATCCTAACGTGTAGCAAAAAGGGCGACTTGGTTTTGGTTCCTTTTGCTGGAAGCGGAACAGAATGCGCAATGGCCGCAAAGGAGGGGCGTGAGTTTATCGGCTTTGATGTTGTGGAGAAGTATTGCAAGATGGCAAACGACCGCACCGCTGTGTTTTTAAATAACCGCCAAATATCAATTTTAGACGCGATTGCGACTAGTAACCAAACGCAGGCCGTATTATGATTTGTAGCGTTGCCACCATAGACAAAGACAAATACTACTTCGACGAAGAAGCGGCGGAGAAGCCTATCCGCTTTTTCGAGCAGAAGTTGTTGCACGTACAAGGTGATAAGGCAGGTCAGCCTTTCGAGTTGGAAGAGTGGCAGAAGTTCCATATCCGGCAGGTTTTCGGCTGGCTGAACAAAGAGACAAAGGACCGCAAGCACAGGTACTTTTATTTGGAGATCCCGAAGGGTAACGGCAAGTCTGCTTTTGTCTCCGGACTAGCAATCTACATGAACGGCGTGGACGGTCCTAAAGGCGCTGAAACGTATTGCGTAGCAGGAGACACCAACCAAGCCCGGATTGTCTTCGACGCTTGCGCGAACATGATAAACGAGAATGTCAAGATAAAAGACAAGTTCGATGTTCTGAAGTACAGCATCACGCACAAGAAAAGCGGGGGAATAATTAAGGTGCTCAGTTCTGACACTGCGGGTAAGCACGGTTTCCGGCCCTACTTCATTGCCTTCGATGAGATGCACGTACAGCCCAACCGGGAACTTTACGACGTGCTGACCAAGGGCATGATGAAAAGCCGCAACTCGATGTGTGGCATGATTACGACGGCGGGAGAGATTGGTACGTTTGCAGAGGAGATGCACGACACAGCTGTAAGCATTGCCAAGGGGCTAATCCATAACGAATACTGGTATGTAGGTATCTACTCCGCCTACGACGAAGACGGCAACCCACCGGACGACAAAGACCTGTTCGACGAAAAGATAATAGCAAAGGCCAACCCCGGCTACGGTACGATTATCCGCCCTGCTGATTTTGATATTATCGTACAGGATTCTAAAGCCCAAAAGACGGGCATTGCATCGTACAAGCAGCTACACTTAAATGTGTGGGTTGGCTCTCTCCTGGCTTACATTAACGTCATAGATTACCGCAAGTGCAATTTTGGCAAGGTCGACCTTCAATATCACATAGACAACAATACGCCTTGCTACGGTGGCCTTGACTTAGCAAGTACTGAAGACCTTTCTTCCTTCTCCCTGACCTTCATACCCGCCGACGGAATGATTGAGTTTTACGAATGGTCTTGGTGTCCAGAAGACACTATCCCAAAACGCTCAAAGAATCAAAACGTCAACTACCGCTATTGGGTGGACGAAGGACATATTTTCGCAACACCCGGCCCGGTTCAGGACAAGGACGCAATACAGAAGTTTGTGCTTGAGGCTTGCGAAAAATACAACGTTCAAAATATCAACGTTGACCCGTCCTTTCACCGGGCGGTGTTGGGTAGCTGGATCGCCGCCAATGACCTACCGATACAAGCCTTTTCGCAAACAACGTCCTACTTTTCGGAGCCGACAAAGCAGCTTAAAGTATGGATAATGCAGAAGTCTGTCAACGTTGGCGACAACCCTATGATGGAGTGGCAAATAGACAACACAATGGTCTACCGTGACAGTAACGACGCTATACGGCCCATGAAAAGCGTATCGAGGGGTAAGGGCCGGGGGACTGGTAGAGACTCCCGGAAGGTTGATGGTGTGGTTGCCCGCATTATGGGAATAGCTGGCTACTTACACGCATTAGCAGAAGAACCGGAGATCACCGGGGAAATAATGGTTTGGTAAAATAGAATATTATGGAAAAGTATCTAATAACATTTTCGGTATCATTCAAGGCTCCTGATGGTAGATTTTATAATTCTGCGTGGGGTTCACTGAGGGGAGAATTCGAGTTTACAGACGAAGGAAAAAAAAAGGTTTTTCTTATAGGGGCTGGCGGGGACACATTGATGATTCCGCAATCTTACGTTGTTGCGCGGATAAGATGCGACAAAAAGCCAAAAACTGAGAGGTACAGCGTCCCGATTGATTCAATGCGCCAAGAAGATATAATCCCTAACATTTACATAGCAGAGTAAAATAGAAGTGCAATGATAAACGAAGAAACAATGTTTTTAAAGACAATCCTTAGAGCAATAGACGGCGGCAACTTTGAAGAGTGGTTTGCAGGATTGCCAGAGCAAACGCACAACGGTAAGCCAGTGCGGAACTATTACGTAGGCGAATCATTGGTTACTCAAGAACTGATATTAGCGGTAAAGGCCAATCCAGAATTTTACCGCGCTGCGCTATTCCCTGAATTGGGCGGGCTTCAAATCGAAACAACATAGAACAATGACAGAAACAAGACTAAAGACCGTGCTCCTTTCACTGGCGATCCCCTACAAGGAATGAAATACAATTTAGCCGCACTAGGTGTTCCTTTAGGGGTTCACGCAAGCCACACGGAAGTTACGTATGAATACGTAACCAGTGTTGGTATTTACAAGGTAAAAGAAATGCTCCTTAGCGTCTTTTCAAGGTCGTCACCTCTCGACAATACCTCTTCATTGATCGTAATTGATCCAAGAGAGAAAGCAGGGATGGGGTCACACTATCAAGATGAGATTTGCGCAGCCCTGTCTATGGCTGGAATGGTTCTAGTCATAACCTACTCTTTACCACTACAAAAACAAAGCAAATGACGTGCATAGTAGGACTAGTCCACAAGGAGAAAGTAATTATTGGCGGCGATTCAGCAGGGTCGAACGGGTATGATGTGACCATACGTAAAGACCCTAAAGTTTTTCGTAACGGCCCATTTGTCATCGGCTGTACTTCGTCGTTTCGTATGATCCAGATTTTGCGCTTTGGGTTTGAGCCACCGAAGGTTAAGGGGGACTTGTACAGGTATATGTGTACTGTATTTGTAGACGCTGTACGCAAGGCGTTTGAGGCAGGCGGGTATATGCAAAAGGCTACCGCCGGAGACGAACAGGGCGGTTGTTTTATCGTAGGCGTTAACGGTCGGCTGTTCGTCATTGAAAGCGATTTTCAAGTTGGCGAGCCTATGGGCGGCTTTGCTTCTGTCGGCTGTGGGGATAGATTCGCTTTAGGATCTATGTTCGCTACTCCTGACCTACCACCAAAGAAACGAGTTAAAACAGCCCTCAAAGCTGCTGCAAAGTTTAGTACTGGCGTTGAGGGTCCATTCTTAATTAAAACAGCGTAAGCCATGAGTAGCAGTTTTAGAACCCTTGAATATTCAAATGAATTTCACGACTATAAAATATTGCATAAAAATTGTGCAACATCGGATTATAATACAGTAATCAAGGCGGTGGACGGTGGTAAGCCTTACTTGATTTATCAAGGCACAGATGAAGAGGCTGACGCGCTGGTTGAAATACTTACGGAAGACGGCCCGCGAAGATCGACAAAAGAAGAGGTTGCGCTATTTGTCACGTTTGCAAAAACTGCAACTCCCTAACTTGAACGCAAAAAAAACGAATAAAAACAGTGCAATGAAAAAGCTACAAGAATTGACCAGCCTTTGCAAAGGCTCCGTAACAGTAAGGCTAAACGAACATAGAGGCGGCTATCAATCCCCTTTGGAATACTTGCGGGAGGCTTTTATTGACGAGACGCAAGACGTGGCACCAGAGGTGCTGGAAGAAATTGAAAGATCAGGGCAACTTGTTGAAATTCAATTTTACCCCAACTCTCCTGTTGGCTTTCACTTGGTGAAACATTACGACCTAGAGAAAGCGATTGACGAAGCATTAGCAACAATAACTCCCTAACTTGAACGCAACCCCACCCGAAGGCTATCACGTTACAGACACAGACGAAATGCTAGTCATTCCGCAAAAGGTCGTTGCCATGCTTTCAACAGCTGGCTACTTCGCCATGTTCTGGACGTTCATTCAGGAGCGGGGCTATACGCACACGCAATCATGGGAGGCTTGCGAGAGGACGTTGGCGCACTTTAAGTTGCCAGCGAGGTACAGCAGCTACGAGAGTTTTAAAGATGCAAAATCAAGAAACAGAGACAATAAGGAAACTTTGGTTAGTTTTTGGTAAATTTGGAGTATGGTATTCCAAAATAGAATTTACATAGAAGACGGTGAGATAGTCAAACACCCGTCAGACTCCATTGACTTTCATAGCGATTACGAATGGACATTGTTTATTTGCCCTACCTCGATGGGAGGAATGGCGGTAGATTACATAAGGTACACGCTTGCAGAAGACGGTAGTGACTTGATTCTTTACCTGTCTTCTGTTCATCCGGACGCACTAAAAAGCGCACCGCATAGACTGTATTGTAACCCTCACAAAATGTGGGTTGACGACTTTCTTATTTAATATAAAACACTATGAAACTTAGTAAAAAATATCCAATTTTAGGATTTGCAGCAAGAGCAAAGAGCAAATTGGGGATTGACAAGCACGATGCCATGCTAAGGGGCTCTATTATTTTCTTAGAAAAAGAAAAAAAAGCCATTAGAAATGGGTTTGACTTCACAAATATATTTATAGGTAATATTGGCAGAGCAAAGTGGTATGAACCATGTAAGTCGCTATTCGTAGACGCAAGAGAGTCTTACGACAAGCTAAAGACGCTAAAAATAAATAGTGGCTTTTACATTCTTACTGGTGCTAGCGGGGTCGTTAATTCATCAAGAGTTATTGCCGTCAAGGTTTTTGATGACGGCGAAATTCTTTGCGCGGCCTATGAATCGTCTACGGCTGGGTTAATTCCCGACGTTGTTATTAAAGGAAGGAATGGGGAAAGCGAAGTAAATTATTGGATGGTAGAACGTCGGGAACGGGGGAAGGAGGATTCTGATAATTACGCGAGTGCTATCATCGTTTCTGCGAAGGCTATACTTCTTTTTGCCCAGCATTGTGGCAAAGAAGCAAAGGATATGATGACTGCTTCTGTCCCTAAAAAAAGGACAACATTAAGAAAGGTTGTTAACGACTTAGGCATTAAGCGCATAAGGCTAACCGCTTCTTGGTATCGTGACACTATACAGGGACACCCATTCATGGTAAGCGGGCATTGGCGGAAACAACGCCACGGCAAAGGGTTGGAAAAAGTAAAAGCTAAGTTCATTACCCCGTACATGAAAGACGGGTACAGGTCTAAGCCGCTAAGAAACGCTAACGACTGACCTTTAGGCACAGACCGGGCGAGAGAGTGATATTAATATCACCCCCTGCTAGAAAACTATTATTAGCCCTTATCGCACACGCGGTAGGGGCTTTTTTATGCCTATTAAATACAGGTAAGGAAGCCTTACCAAATCAGGCCCCTTCCGGTCGGAACTTGCGGTCATGTTGGCAGAAGCCCGTTCCGCAATTAGTGGGTATTTACGTGAAAACTCCGTTTTGGCATTGTCAAAATCCGGAGGAAAACTAGCGTCAACCAAGCAAGAACCTACCGAAACCCGTGCAACGCTTGCAGAAGCTATCTGGGGGCCAATGTTCGGCGGCCCTGTTTCCGCTTCTGGCGTTTCCGTCAACCACGAGACGGCACAACGCCACTCTGCTGTATGGGCTTGCGTCAAAATTATGTCTGAGGCTATTTCTAGCCTTTCATGGGACGTGATACAGGAGTTGCCCAATGGCGACCGCCAAAAAATGCCCTCACACCCAGTTGCCAAGGCGCTACGCTCTCCGATGCCGGGAATGTACAACGGGAACACATGGTTTGAAACCATGCAGGCGTGGAAGACCTTACGGGGCAACGCCATCTCTTTAATTATCCGCAATGGAGCGGGAACACCTAAAGCCCTAAGACATTTTCCTTTAGATCAAGTTACGATTGACTTTGACGCGCCCCGCCAAATGACGTATTACACGTTTTGGGATCGCCACACCAACAGCAACATCGTAGCGGAGGCTGCCGATGTGATTCATATCCGCTCGATGGTATGGGACACTGAAAAGGGCTGGGGGAAGTCGCCTATTGAGGTTCACCGCAATTCCATCGGCCTGCACTTGGCGGGTCAGGATTATATGGGCGGGATCATGAAAAACGGCGCACACATTCCAGGTGTGTTGCAGACTGATGCAAAGTTAACTCTTGAAGCGGCTAACACAATGTCTGCGGCGTGGACGGCTCGGTTTGGTGGTGCTGGCAATTCAGGCGGTACACCAGTTTTGCAACAGGGCATAAAGTACCAACAACTAAACCTCACTCCTGCCGACGCGCAATGGCTAGAAGTCAACAACGCAACCATTCAGGACGTGGCAAGAATTTTCGGGGTGCCCCTGCATATGCTGGGCAGCCTTGAGCGGTCAACGAATAACAATATTGAGCAACAGGCGCTAGAGTTTGTCACGCAGACTTTGCGCCCCTTGGCTAAGGTTTGGGAGGCAGAGTTCAACAAGCTGTTTACGCCGCGAGATCAAGGCAAAATCTACTTCAAGTTCGACCTGAACAGCCTGCTTCGCGGTGACGTGAAAGCCCGCTCTACGCTATACGATACGCTCCTAAAGTGGGGTGCTGTCAATGTAGACGAAGTACGGAGGCTGGAAGGCTGGAACGCAATCTCTACGGGAGAGGGCAAAACACACCTATACCCCGTCAACATGGCCCCCTTCGATAAGCTGGGCCAGCAAGAACAAGGCGCTGAAAATGCCACAAATCAAATTACTGATGGAGAAGAGGAATAAACCAGCTTTTGTTGAGCCTGCAATTTCCCGCCGTTCGGCAAACTTTGAATTTCGCATGGTGGAAAGCGATACCGGAGTACGGACCATTAAGGGTCACGGCTCTGTGTTTGACAGCCCATCTGAAGACCTTGGTGGTTTTCGGGAGATCATCCACAAGGGCGCTTTTGATGAGGCAATCGCTAACTCAGACGTTCGGTGCCTTATCAATCACGAAGCAAACCTAATCCTAGGCCGTAACACGTCGGGAACGCTTCGCTTATTCATCACCGATACCGGGCTAAGTTACGAGTGTGACCTACCAGATACCACCTATGCCCGCGACCTGACGGTTAGCCTTGACCGTGGCGACATCTCCCAAAGCTCCTTCGCCTTCACGATGGATTGGGAGAAGGAAGGTACCAGAGAAGACGGCGGCAACTACGAATACCGCTACAACAAAGGAGACGACAGCTGGACGCTCCATATCTACAAGGTGCGGGAACTTTTCGACGTGTCTCCGGTCACGTACCCAGCCTACAAAGATGCTGATGTACGAAGCGCTGTAAACGGCTTACAAGCCGCAAAGCAACGCCGTGACGCAGCCACACAAGCAACCATCGACGCAGAACAAGCCGCGCTTGACGCAGCTAAGGCCGACATCGAAGCAGAAGACGAGGTTTTCGCCGTCGAACACGCCGAAAGACAGCGGCGAATCCAAATTAACAAGAACAAATTTTAACCTAAAACCTGTCGGCTACCGGCAGACAAACAAGTGCATTATGAAACCAGAAATGGAACTCTTAGATGAGCGCAACCGACTGGTTGCATTGCAGGAAGACCTTGCAACCCGTACCAATGGCCGCGCCCTCGCAAGCGACGAAAGCGAGCAGTGGGACAAGATTCAAGCCGACATTGACATCACCCAAGGCCAG